TTCAGCATTTGTCACAGGGCTATCAGGACATACAGGGGAATTCGGATCTCTATTTTCTAAAAAAGGCTTTGAGGTATTCTTGGCATTCGGATTACCTACAACGATCGGATTACTTTCTGGACCATTTGGAGATCAAAGCTTCTGGCAGAGAGCATTTGCTACGAAGAAAGAAAGCCTCGGCAAGTCATTTGGAATAGGCGCTGTACTTTTTGCGATTGTACCATTGTCTATGTCGGTGATAGGCTTTGTAGCTGCAGGAACCGGATTTACTACCAATGACACAAGTACAGTGAATCTTCAGTACCTTACAAGCATTCTATCAGGGTGGGTTTCAATACCGTTCCTATTTATGCTGTTATCTGGACTGCTCTCCACTGTTGATAGTAACCTGTGTTCGGTTTCTTCTCTGACAACCGATGTTTTCAAGAAGAGTTCCATGAAAATATCAAAATTATCCATGGTTCTCTTGCTGATCTGCGGAATTGCAATTGCAAATATTCCTGGATTAACAGTGACATATCTTTTCCTGTTCTATGGTACATTGAGAGCAACAACATTACTGCCGACTGTATTCACACTAAAAGGAGTAAAGCTTTCAGCAAAAGGTATTATAGCAGGTATTCTTACCGCCTTTATCGTTGGTCTTCCAATATTCAGTTATGCCAATATTTACGGTATAGCGACACTTAAGACAGTAGGAAGCTTATTCACTGTTCTATCATCCGGTGTAATTGCCCTTATCATTTCAAGATTGGGGGCGCGGAAGGCATGAAAGCAGTATTAGGAAGGAAACAGTCTATAGCAAATAAAGACTGGCTGGATGCCACGAAAGATATTGAAGCATTGGTATCCAAGGAAGAGCTTGATACTCTTGTGAAAGAAACAGTTCAGGATATCCGAGAAAAGACCGAAGGTAAGAAGGTTGCCTTCGCTTGGAGCGGAGGGAAGGAGTCACAGGTATTGGAGCTGCTTACCATATCGATATTAGTGAATGGGTTTACGGTCCCGATTGTCAGGAGGCCAGATAATACGATTATAGACGGTTTTCACCGGTGGACTGTTACTGATCCATCATGGAAGTATGTTCCTGTTGTGGAAGGGTTGGATAAATCAGATAAGAGAACGCTTTTTGAGCGTTTGGGAGGGAAGGTTCCTGTTGTTACCGTAGAACAGGAAGATAAAGCTATGTATGTATACGGTACCGTAACCCATAATAGGGCAAGAGGTACTCATTTACTGGAACCTATGAAGGCAATTGTCAAGAGATTATTGGAGGAAGGTAAGACAATTGATGAAATAGGGAAGCAATTAGGTATGAAGTCGGAAGAGATATTTAGATTGTCGGACTTCTCTAAAGACGACTTTCTTCGACTAATGGTAAAAAATGGAAACAAGTTCAGCAAGGCAGAGTATATCACTAAGATTTAGCTCTCTGCCGAAACAAACAATTTGGTGAGGTGGTGGTATGAATGAAGTGAGAGCTCCTGATCAGGAAACATTAAAGAAGAGTGTAAAGGCTGACTATCAAAAAGGGATAAAACCCAAGGAGTTATCCGAAAAACATGGCATAAGCGTAAATACGATAAAGTCATGGATAAAGCGGTATGACTGGAATAAAAAAGAAGTTTCTCCGGGTGCATCCTCTTCCCCCAAGGGTGCACCCTCAAAAAAAGGCAAAGGTGCACCCCAAGGAAATCAAAATGCCAAGAACCATGGAGCTCCTGAACACAATACCAATGCAGTTAAGCATGGAGGATATTCAAAGGTCTATTGGGATATGCTGGACGATGAAGAGCGTGAAATGATAGAAGACGTTCCTACAGATGAAGAAGTGCTGCTTCTTGAACAGATACAGCTATTCTCCGTTAGAGAGCGTCGCATCATGAAAGCGATTAATAAGTACCGGGATATTCAAGGTCAAGGCGGTTTATACGTTGCCGGTGTAACAAGGTTTGAAAATAAACGAACCTTTAAGGACGATGAAGAAGAAAAGCTATATGATGATAATCAGGACGAAAAGGTTCAGAAGAAAGAGATACTTCCCGGTAAATCATATCAGCTTACAACGACAACAGCAGCTGCAGTTGATGTAATAAACCGATTAGAGAGAGAACTTACCAGTGTTCAGGCAAGAAAGACTTCGTGCATTGAAGCACTCACCAATTTACGTTTTGAAAAGCAGAAAGCACTCGGAGATCAGAAGGGTAACGAGCTTGTTAGAGCCTGGGCAGAAAAAGTAATGCAGACAAGGAGGAATTCAGATGGATAACTGGCTTGATGCATTCCTTGAAGAGAGTATTCCTATATGGCAGAAAGACCCGGTAAGCTTTTGTATTGAAGTATTGGATTTTGTTCCTGATGAGTGGCAGGAGGCAGTATTAAAAGATTTGGCTGTATCTCCTAAGGTATCGGTTAAATCCGGCCAAGGTGTCGGAAAGACCGGTCTTGAAGCTGCAGCTTTATTATGGTTCCTGACTTGCTTCTCTGGATCACGTATTGTTGCCACAGCTCCTACAAAACAGCAGTTGCATGATGTGCTATGGTCTGAGGTTGCCAAGTGGCAGAATCGCTCTCCGTTACTCGCACAGCTTCTTAAATGGACGAAGACATATATTTATATGGTCGGCTATGAAAAGCGTTGGTTTGCGGTAGCGAGGACTGCTACGAAGCCAGAGAACATGCAAGGTTTTCATGAAGATAATATGCTTTTCATCGTTGATGAAGCTTCCGGTGTCGCTGATCCGATTATGGAAGCTATTCTTGGTACCTTAACCGGTGAGAATAATAAGCTATTGATGTGCGGAAACCCAACAAAAACCTCAGGAACTTTCTATGATAGTCATACAGCTGATAGAGCTATTTACAAATGCCATACTGTAAATTCACAAAACAGTAAAAGAACCAATAAGGAGAATATCGAATCTCTTATCAGGAAATACGGTGAGAACAGTAATGTTGTTCGGGTGCGTGTTTATGGTGAGTTTCCAGAGCAGGAAGACGATGTATTCATTCCGATATCTTGGCTTGAACGAAGTATAAAAACTGAATTGTCAGATGCTACTGCAAAGGCATTCGGTATATATCGCAATGATGCCGGCATTCTTCTTCCGGCAGATATCAGCGGTGTCAATCAGATTGATATCGGTTGCGACGTTGCTCGCTTTGGTGATGATAAGACCTGCATCGGATACCGTGTGAATGAGGCTGCCAAGATACATAAAAAGTATAACGGTCAGGATACAAACTGGACAGCAAGCAATATCGCTATGCTTGGTTTGGAACTGATTGATAAATTCAAATATAAAGATCGAATCCCTGTGAAGGTTGATGATGGTGGTGTCGGTGGTGGAGTGGTAGATCAGCTTAGGGCATTGAAGCGAACCTATCCTGATAAATACTGGTGGATGGAAATTATTCCGGTAAACTTCGGTATGCCAATTAAACATAAATACTATCACGATACTACTACTTACATGATGGGAATTGTCCGGGACCTGATACAGCCATTTGATGATGAAGGGAAGGAAAGAAAGCCTGAATTGATATTGCCAAACGATAATGACCTTGTCGGCCAGATATCATGTAGGAAATATTCGTTTTTAAGTAATTCCAAGCAGAAGGTAGAAAGCAAAAAGGAAATGAAGGATCGAGGTCTTTCTTCTCCGGATGAAGCTGACTGCATCCTGCTTGTTTGTTTACCTGTAACATTGAAAAAGAAAAAAGGAAAGGAGGGATAGGAATTGGATGGTGAAGAAAAAGTATCACGACAGGTTGGTGTAAGAATTATCAAATCAGATGAACCGATGAATCCGGTTTATGATGTAATAACCAAAGCAGAGACACCTCAGCAGCTCTCCGAAGTTGAAAAGGTTAATTCGGCAGAATGGATCCAGCATATCATTGATCAGCGCGGACTTAAGGAGCTGGTGCAGCATTCAACAGTTCTTCCGCAATGTATCAGGGCATACAAGAACAATATTTGTGGGTTTGGTATCAGTGTAAAGTATGCAGATGATTACGATGATGAAACAGAGGAAATGATGGCTGAATACACGAGTGCAGAGAAGATAATTAATCTCCTTAACATCGATATGCAAACGAAGGAAGTATTTGAGAATATCATAGAATCTCGGGAAACATACGGAATCGCATATCTGGAAGTCATTCGGAATAATGCCGGTGAAGTGGTACAGATTGAGCATATCATAGAT